TTTAAATCGCTACAATGAATTGGACGTTTGTATATATCCATCTCATTTAACTTTCTTACCATCTGGCGAGAGATGCCTTCCACATAACCGAGTTCGCCCAGTTCTTCCAAATCCGAGAATTGTAGGGTCATAGAATTTACAAAGTCCGTCAAATTCATCGCATCTTTACATTTTTCATTTAAAAACACTTGCATATTAAATGTTTTATTATTGCTATTAATATTATTAGTTGTATTATTGCTATTTTTACATACTTCTAGCATTTGTTTTTGTAAATCTGTATTACTTTTTACGAGATCTATCACTAATTTAGTTAATAATTTTATATCGTTCGGTGAATTAATTATTATATTTTCATTGTTTTCATAGTTGTTTTCATTGTTGTTTTCATAGTTGTTTTCATTGTTATTTTCATAGTTATTTTCATAGTTGTTTTCATAGTTGTTTTCATAGTTGTTTTCATTGTTGGTTTCATTTAATTCATCAATTTCAATTATATCATACAATTTACATTTTTTGCGATGAACACTTAAACTTTGTCTATATTTATATAATTTATTACATACTTCACACCTGTGTTCTAGCGGGGATATTTTGGGAGTTACTGGGATTTTATGTAAACATTTGTCAATATTTTTATGTTTTGCTGTAGTTAAATGCTTGCCGAAATCTTTTTTATTAGATGTATAATAGTTACAATATTCACAATTATATTTACATATGGGATTTTTATTTGTTTGTGTAAACATTGTCAATATATATATGTTTACACAAAAATCCCCTAAATACTTTTTTATAAAAACATAAAAAAATTAGCATCACAACTTTTTTCATCCGAAAACCGAAAACAGACCATTTCAGTCACAACTCATTTTTTCACGTTTTTTCTCTATATTAATGGGCACTATTGCAAAATGGACATTTATAAATGTCCATTTCGCCAAAAACTTTTCCAAACCCAGAAACATGTTTTTTATTGATTTTATTGTGTTTTATTGATTTTATATTTTCATTTTTGTAATTTATAAAATGCTATACAAAATGATGTTATGTAGAAATATATAAATAAATAATCATTACTACAATACTTATATTTATTTAATTTACTAATACCAACAAAATTGACAAAATCTATGAGTAACGTAGAATTATCATAGAATATTAAAGAATCCTCAAATTTGCATATATTATTTACAATTTGGGATAATTTACATTTACCATCAGTTGTTATCCAATGTAAAATTAAACATATTTGAAACACTAGATATACCAATAATATGTTTTTATTAAAAAATAACCACCCACAAAAGATAAACAAAAGGACAACTATATGAATTAATGTAATTAATACTATAATTATTTTGTTTATGACACTTTGGTTTGTAAAACAATTTATGGTTTTTGTATTCTTATATACATTTAAAATAAAGACAATGCTTGTAAGTATGAGCATTAACCATACTAGTTTCAAATCATATTTACTTAACTTCATTTATATAGTATCAGCATATATTTTCACTATATATTTTCCATTTATTAACACTGTTTATGTAAAATAAGAGAAGCCGGGTGTATTTTTGATGTGTCAATACTATGATTTTTGTTATTTTCATACAAGTTAAAAATAAAGAAGGTAATTAGAAATATTGATATTACCCATACTATTTTAAAATCATAATTAATTAACTTCATTATATAATATATGAGTATATAACTTATAGTATAACTTATACTATAACTTATAATTCTTAACACTTTTTATGTAAGATAAGAGAAGCAGGGTGTGTTTTCGCTGAATCAAACATGTCTTTTTTGGTAGTGTATTTTTTACGCAATTTATTTTTCCTTGTCCTGTTTTTCTTTCCTCTTTTCTTGTTAGTGAGAGCCATTAATTATATTATAGTATAGAATGATATAATTAAACAAATAGTTAATGTGGTATATTATCCGTATGCAATGATGTTTCTGATGGTAGGACTTCTGGTTCGCTTGGTATAATTGTTTCAGCTGGATTGTTATTATTTTTATTTGCCAGAGGTGGCGGCGTCTGCGGCTGCGTCTGCGGCTGCGTCTGAGGCTGCGTCTGAGGCTGCGTCTGCGGCAACGGTTGTTCGGTAATCATCTTTTTCAAATTATCACGCTTTACATTCTGTGATTGTAGTAAATTCATAATACTATGCGGAGAGATAGCAACCATATTCATATACGTTTTATATTTAAACGTGCACATACTTGTATTATCGCCAAATTCAATACTATACCACCAATAAGCCGGAATAAAAAGGATTTGCCCTTTTTTCATAGAAATAGTTAAACATTTGATTTTATCAAAATCCGCTTTATAGTGCGATTGCACATTCCATGGATTAATCGGTGAGGTAAATTCAAAATTTTCATAATCTTTTTCTTGATACAAATATTTACTGCTTTTAGGAGGCGCTAATTTTAGTTTAATATCCCCTGCGGTAACTAATAGATAGTTTCGGTAATTTAATTCATATTTGAACGGTGTTTGAACGCCACTACCGGCCATTACAAAATCATAATTGCAAGATGCAACCATATATGGTCGTAAAAAGTTATCATTATATTTAAAGTTTTTAATCATACTTGTTTCCTCTAAAAATTCCATATTATTTTCTACTAAATATTTTTTGTCAGTATCTTCATTCACAATGGTTAATGCATTACTGTAAGCAAGTGGAATGTATAACCCCGTTTCTTCTTTGGGACTCTCCTTTACATTCCGTATTTTTACATCAAAAGCACCATAATTATCTAAGATGGTGTTCTTTTGGCATGTTTCTAAAATACGTTCATTGGCATAGTCAAAGAGAATTGGTTGCCTAAGATCGCAGATTTCTTCTAATTTTTCTTTGGATGGATTATCAATTTCATATACTTCTAAATCATTACTCGTTTTTAAATGAAAAAATACGTGGAGGTATAAAAAAAGCACACTACAAAATACTAAAATAATGTAAACAATATTCATCTATGGATTTAATTAGTTATTTTACACGAATACTTATTTTTTTAAATTTATACTCAACATAGTTATATACTCATCAAAATTATACTTATCAACTATATAAAACTTAGTCGCTGGCATTCATTTGATCCACGATTTCTTGGAAAACATCACTTCCCGGATGGATTGAGCGATGAGCCACATTTCCAGGAACATCTCGTCTATCTTCGTAATGCATCCGGAGTTCGTTATTGTCTTCATGCGAATACGGTGTAATTTCTTTAATCACATGATAACTCCCATGCCGCGCAATGCCAATATCAAACTGCCCTTCAACAAGTAATCGGTATAATTCTTCTTTGGGATTACGTTTTAAACAGATATACCTGTATAAATCATAATGATTTGTCCATTGATCATTATTGAAAATGGCATAAATTTCAGCACCATCAACTGCATGAAGACGAAACGCCATTTTGAAGGTGCCTAATTCAGATTGTTTTTTGATAAATAGAACATCCTCTGCATTAGGAATAAATTCTAATCCTTCATCCGTTTGATACATTGGTTCAATCGTGATAGTGGTTTTAGTTGGGGTATTGTTCATTTTTGTGCGTTTAGTGTTGTAAGTATTTTATAAAATACAAAATGAATTCAATTTTTTTCAATATAGAGTATATGTATATCTATGGAAAAATGCAATAAAAAAAACCAACTTTATAACTCGGTCACTAAACGTTGTTATAAATCATGTGAACAGAAAAATAAGGTTACCCATCCAATAACAAAAAAATGTCGGCAACATTGTAAAAAGGATAAAATAAGGCGCATGGACGATTTTAGATGTGTCAAAACCTTAAAAATGGGGAGACAGAAAAAAACACGCGCTACCAAGAAAGCGACGCCTAAGAAAGCGACGCCTTTGCCTACGCCACCGCCACCTAAGAAAGCGACGCCTTTGCCTACGCCTTTGCCTACTAAGATTAAAAAGGAAGAAGAAGCATTAATTCCAGCGCCATTAAAGAGAGAATTAAAGGTAAATTTGCAATTTTTTGATAAATTAATAAAAAAAGGTGTAAAAGACGGCACGATTCAACACATTGATTATTCTTCCTCGGATCGGATTAGTGATATCATTAGTATCTATTTCCATAAAAAATACAATAAATCTTGTCCGATGTATCCCATAAAAACATTTGATACGTTAAAACGGAATGAAAAAATAATAAAACACAATTATGAAACGCAAAGTATGGCTTATAAGAAACAAACCACCTATGAGGACTATCTAAAAATCGTTATGAAAGAGGAAAAAATACAAGTTATTAATTGGAATGTAGATAAATTCTTGAAAAATCTTAAACTCTGTTTCGAAACCGGCGAACAAATGATTATTATACCATTAAGAATACCCAAACATTTAAATATGTTATTTATCAAGGTCGCCACCCGCGAAATAATTCGGTTTGAACCACACGGTTCTCAATTTCAAAATAATGAAGAGGATACACATACGAATGTTTTTTTAGAAGATTTAACGGCGAAGATAAACAGTTATTTTAAGCTTACCACCAAACGCGCCTTTAGATATGTTCCACCTTACGATATATGTCCGCGTACTAATGCGATACGCTATCATGGATTTCAAGCATACGATTTGTCCAGTAAACTTTTAAAAAACGGAAGACAAGTGAAAGAAGATGGATTTTGTTTGTTATGGAGTTGGTTTTTTGCCGAGTGTGTTATTACGAATCCCGACATGCCCATTAAAGAAATATATAAAGAGGCGGAGAACATTTTATATGAGGAACCAATGAATATTGCAACCATCATTCGTGGTTATTTTGCAAGTGTTAATGAAGAAGTGAAAGAAATGAACATAAAACACAAATCAATTACGGGAGCATATTCAAAGAAACGTATAAATCCTTATGAGACATTTTTACTAGATTATTTGGTGGAAAATACATCCAAATTACAAAAAAAAGCGAAAAAACCATTTGTCGGCGGGGTTAAACAGAAAAAACCAATCTTTATTTTACCGGAAGCAAACCCAAGAGTCGCACCTTTGACTTAATTTATAGATAAAGCTTCTTAGTTATAGTAATTTTATTACTATACTATATATGTCAAGAACGCGTCGTCGGATAAGAACACATCGTTCCGCACTTGCTAAACCAAGTGCGAAAAGTTATGTAGATGAAGTGGAAAAGATACGGATTATCTTAAAGCAAAAACGAAAAGACTATAAAGAGGCAGCAGCCCAAGAAAAAAAGGCAAAAACACCGGAGGAATTAATTGTGCTGAACGAAAAAAAGGCGAATGCCGAGGCGGAGTTTGAAGCAGCCAAGCTAACATGGCCTTATTATAAAAAATATGGGTTGAGTGAAGGTAATATTCTAATTGATGGTTTAGACCGTGTGCTTTACTCGCCCGAGGCTGACCCGTTTCCAGGCGAAGCTGCATTATACAAACTGTCTATGTTGGAACGCGCACGCATTGTTGGGACGGCTATGCTGGCAAGGCGGGGTGTAAAAGATAAAAAACGATTTTTAGAAGGCTTCGTAACCCGAATTAATGCCGCCGACGATATACATCAATTCAAATATTATATCAAAAAATACATTAATCCAAAACCATACTCACCTCCGCCTTCTTATCCGCAAGCGAGAGTAGAAGGTGATGAAGAATGGGAACCGGAAGAAAGACAAATCACACCGCCAATCAATCTTTTGCCAGGCGATGTTCTAACGTATTCACAAATGTTAAAGAGAGAGAGAAGGATGGCGATGGACAGGCAATTACGTCCTTATGCATATAACCCACCAGCAGGCTCACCGGGACGAGTAGGACAAGGTAATGTGCCCCAGTATTCCTCACCCAATTATTCGCTGGATGATGCTATGTCAGCCGGTGGACGGAAAACACGCAAGCGTAAGAATAAGCGAAGCAAAATGCATAAGCGTAAAAAGTATAGCAAACGTTGCAAAACATTAAATTAAAAATAATATAATTCTATATACTATGAGATGGGTTTCAATAAAGAATTTATAAAAGAGGTAATATATAATAGTGGTGATGTATTTTTGCCTGAGAGCATCAAAAATTTCTTAAAGAAGGATATTATAGGTTCGTCAAACAAAACATTTTATATTACCTGGTGGTCAATTATTCATTTTATAAATGGTATAATTGTGGGTGCTTTATATTTACAAAAAAATTAAAAAAGGCAGTAAAACCTCTTTCTTTTTTTTTTAAAATTTTATTCCAAGAACACACACACAATTCAAGTAATCATTCTCTAGTTTATCATTCTCTAATGTATCATTCTTTAATTTAGCTTATCTACTCTACTCTAATAAGCTAAATTGTTATTGCGCAAGTAATACACCAATTGCTTCATTTTTTGGAATGGTGATTGTTTGCATACAATAGACATCGTTGGACCTATCAACAAAGATGCGTTCCTCAAATGTATTTTTGTATTGGTGCCAATACGCAAGCGGCAAAATCTCCTCTGGTCCTTCTTCGCCATAAATTTCGTCGTCGTCTACCTCTATTTGTGGCTTCATATAAAATGGGATAGGTTCGTTGCAGATTCCCGGAAATTCATCCATTATTCTTTTAACCACTGCCGGATTAGGCATCACCATATGCCGTTCAATGGTTTGGGATTCACTATACTTTTTTATATATATAAATTCATTATTGAATACACCACCAATCGCCAAAGCAAGCAGTTCCTTTTCAAACCCATTCTCAAGAAACAGATTTAAAAGCATTTCATCCTTTGCCAGCGAATTTTCTTCGGTTTTGTAGGAGGCATGATTGTGCTTGACATACAAATAAAACGCCAAGATAGGTGGCACATTCATATACCTGGTGATGAAGGTCAATAAATCCTTCTTTTTTCCAAGTAAACACCTTTCTAGTAAGGAGATGATTGATAACTGGGTCATATGTAGATAATAACAATAATCACTACCACCCATAATGCGTTCGTCTTCATATAAGGTTGTGTGATTTTCAATAAGGGCGGTGATACCTACAAATGCGTCAAACATAGTGTCATCTAATCCATACACAATAGTTGGGATTTTATTACATCCATACGTTTGCGAATAATGGTTAATAAATGTAACTTCGTAGATATCCATAACATCTTCTGGCGAGAGAACCAATGTAGAAAGAAACCAGTCTTGGTAATAGTCGCCCAGCACATTGTAGTATACCATATCCGATAGGCGTTCTTGGACCTCCTTTTTGTAATTATCAATTTCGTTGTCAGGCGTAAATGCTCGGAAAATGCTGAGCACATACGCAGCATAATCCGAATAACCTTCTGGGTTGGTGCATTGGGCAGTGAACGTGGCGATGTATTTTACCAGATGTGCTGGAATGAGGGGTAGGGGGATAGTCGTAGCCATGTTTTTTAACTCGGTTGTTTCGTTTGTTTCGTTTGTTTCGTTTTTTGGGGTAAGTTGTCTACTCTAAAAAGTTAAAAAAGTAATTCAATTTTTTGGCATTATAAAAAAAGTGAATTTTCTCTCTCTAAAATAATACTATTTTTTATACAACTTTACCAAAGAAAGTATAAACAGGAGGGTTGCTTGAACGATAATCCCACTAACGCCGTCCGTATACATACTTCGGGGGACACCTAGATTTTTATAATAGGTATTAACCAAGTTCGGGAATAATTTGGAGAATTTCATGACGAACCCAAACAACGCACTTATGATGAAGGTTACAATCATAAAGGTGATAAAGGTATATAACGTTGTCGGTAATTTATGCACGTTTAATATAATCATTTGTGTTACGGCACCCACAAACCCCGCAATTAAGGCTGCATCCAATAACGTATGTTTTTTGAAATACGGTTGTAAATAGCGGACAAAATCAAGCTGTAAAAAAGATGGTATTTTATTATAATTTTCTGATAATTTTCGTAGAATGACATCATAGAGTGCAGTTATGGTAAAGGTTAATATATATAGTTCCGAGTTACAATTCATTTGTATATATAGTTGTAATATTAAAATTTAATTATCATCTTCGTCTAAAATTTTCGGCGCCAAATGAATACGCGCAAAACTATTCGGATCATTATTGTCACCCAGCAAATACTTCATTGTCATTGGCGACTCGGCACTAAACCCCATTTCAATTTCAGTTGCTAATTTGTTGAATTGGCACATCATTTGAACATAACGTAAACTATAGGATTGTTTTAAGGTTGTCCCTTCTGAAATTGCGTATTCCTTTACTTCATGAATATTGATAAGTGCTTTCATTGACCCGTCCGAACCCGATGAAACACACTCAATGTTGTCTTCATTAAACGTAAGTGTCAGGTTGTTGTCAAAGATAGACAATTGGTTAATTAGAGCACAAAACACTTTTGATTCTACGGTTAAATCAACAAGCGTATCAAATGCGTGTACATCCATTAATATGTTGTCCACGTTAACCAGCGATAATTCAAAATATTTGTTAAACTGGTTTGTAATTGTATTTCCATTCTCATAATTAATGGAAATTTTATCGGTGTCTGGTTCAACCTCAATTGACATTTCTTGGGTATCGGTCCAAGTATTGAGGACTTTATTCAACATTACAATATTGACGCCGATACAGCCAAGATCATTTGCTTGGTCAAAGGTATACTCTTTAAACCATTCAGCGCTTAATCTGGTTTCAAATAAACTGCAATGACTGTCATCTAAACATTGAATATAGAGATAGTCTGTTTTAAAATAAATACACACATTGTCGGTGAAATTTTTCAGGTTTGCAAAAATTGCAGCAAACTGTTGGCACTTACGAGCACTAGCAAATACAATCTTCATTTTCGGTAGGGTTTGGTGGGTCTTGTAATAGATTACATTAATATAGTTTAAATCAATTTTTTAGTATAATGTTTAAAATAATATTAAAAAAATTAAAAAATATTTTTATTCCACACACACTCTCCTTTTTTATTTAATACTTGGAACACTCTTGCTTGTGTCCTTCCTTCCAGTCCTTTGATTGGCATACGGTTGAGCAATACCGAACGGCACCTTCGCACGTCCCGCCACACTTTTTCAAGTTATGCGACGCACCACAATAAGCACATTCCGGAATATGGATGTTTTCCGGTCGCTTCTGTTGCTTGGCGAATTTCTTGATTTGCTTCATTGCGGCTTTCCATCCCTTTTGCCACCCGTCACGCCATTCATATTGGCATCCTTCGCATCCGAAGGACTTTTCTTCTTCGTCGTCGTCTTCTTCTTCTTCGTCTTCTTCATATTCTTCGTCGTCTTCGTCTTCGTCTTCTTCTTCGCTTGGCACATAGTCAGGGTCACTGTTGTCACTGTCGTCACTCTCTTCTTCCTCTTCCTCTGTCTTCTGTTTTTCCTTTTCGCCGCCGCTTTCAATATGATGGCAATGAATGCACACTGGTCCATCTGTGTATGCTTCGCTGGAGTATATGTATGTGTAGTCGTAGTAGTAGAAGTCACCAGTGCCAAAATACTTGCATACAGCACAGGTGCGAGGAGTCAATTCGACTTTTTGGTAGAAATGACTACGATTTTCCTCTTCTTCTTCATCTTCGCTTGGCACATAGTCGGCATCGTCATTGTCACTTTCTTCTTCCTTTGTCTCTTGTTTTACTACCTCTTCGTCGCCGCCTTCAATCTGATGGCAGTCAATGCACACTGGACCATTTGTATATAATGGTTTGCTTGAGTAGTAGAAGTATCCAGTGCCAAAATACTTGCATACAGCACAGGTGCGAGGAGTCATTTCGTATTCTTGGTGGTAATGACTACGATTTTTATAATTGTCTTCCGCTTCTTCATCTTCTGCTGCTACTTCTGCTGCTACTTCTGCTGCTACTTCCGCTTCTGCTGCTACTTCCGCTTCTGCTGCTACTTCCGCTTCTGCTGCTACTTCCACTTCTGCTGCTACTTCCGCTTCTGCTGCTACTTCCTCTACCTTATCCTCGTCAACAAATGCACAATCAATGCACACTGGCAGATTCAATCCATATGTAGTGCTATAGTAGAAGTAATCAGTGCCGCTCCATTCACATACAGAGCAAGTGTTGTATTCACACGTATTGTCGCCAAGCACAATTTCAATGTGTTCGTGTGTTTTTTGAAGGTAGTTGTCAATGGCACAACTCAAAAACGTCAAGATTTGCAATGATTGAAGTTTTTCCATGTTCTGCATAAATGTTGTGCGGATGCGCTTTTGAGTTACGCCAAATGGTTCTTTCTTGACTACACCATCAAGAAGTTCTTTGATGGTATTAAAGAACATATCGCTCGTTTCAGCGTGTTTATCTAAAGGTCCTTTTCCAATCAACAATGCGCCCATATGCGGATTTTGTGTCATAGTGCGAAACGTTTCCATCGGCGCGCTATACTTACCTTTGCGGCTCTTTTCTGATAATGGGTTATTTGTAGCCCGCAAATAAAGTTCAACCAAATTGGTTGCTTCGGAACGGGTTACACCGGTGATGGTTTGTTTGTTGTTGTTCATGTTCATATTAGATGAAGACATTCTGCGGTTCTTTGGTTTGGTTGGGGGTTACCTATAATAATAGGCACAAATAGCATTTCAATTTTTTGGAAAATTAAATAAATTATTATATTTTTTCATTCATGATAATGAAAAAATACTTACCTGTTGTGGGACACGCCTTTATTTTTAAAAATACTCTACGGTAACACTTTTGACCATTTGGTCCAACTTTTCGATTGCCCTTACTCTATCCAAGCGATACATCATCATAATATCTTGAATAACTTGTTCCTTATTCGTCACCGGTTCTGGGTGATTGCTGCCGCCGTCGGTCCGCTTTAATGGCAGTGGACCGCAATGGATTGTTTCGTCACTACTGCAGGTAGCAGAGCGCTCCAACGAACTGCCCACGTCGTTCTCGTCGTAAAACCACATTTCCTGGTAATGGGTGCGCTCTAATGGCAGAGCCGGAATAGACGGTGTTTCGTTACCTTTGTCTGCATTTAAATAGCCGACCCAAATCGGCAACAGTGTCGTGCATTTAACACAGCTTGAACCTGGTTTTGGATCATAGGTCCAAAAGTAACATGCTGGATTCTTGCATTGAACCGATGCAAACATGGTTCGTTTCGGCAAGGACGACATCAGAGTCGTAGGAGTGTCGGATGAAGAGGTGGCGGGCGGAAAGCTCATTTCGGTCGTTGTTTCTTTGCGTTTTGTGTTTCTTTGCGTTTTGTGTTGGGTTGTATTATGCTACTAGTTATAAAAGCAATTCAATTTTTTTCCCCTCATTTGTATTCATATATACATTTTCGATTTAAAAAAAAATAGTATATATAGTATATATAATAAGTATGAGATTTATATATAATTTTAAAAATGATTGTTTTCCTTCCTTCCTGTTATATGCTTTCGCAATTATTTTTTTAGTAAAAGTATTATATTCATATAAAAATATTCCTTACACAAATATAATAATTGTTTTAGCAATCATTGGAATAGCCCATGAATTTATAAAATTTATATGTAAGAAAAATACAATCACATATTGGTTGCTTATACCAATACCATTTTTATTATTTGGCTATATTCTATACGATTTCAATAATAATATCGAACTAAAAAAATAATACTATACACATTCGTATTAAGGTGTATAGTATGAATGAACTACGCTGTTGTATCGTAGTTTACTAGTTAAACGTTGCTACTTTCATGAAGAATACCATTTGTAGTGTTGTCCCTATCTTTATGCTTACATTCTATCTCGGTTAATACCGATTGAATTAAATCAAGAGAGATTGCATCTTCATTATTATCTCTAATTTCATCGGGCGTAGGAAAGCGTTTTTTTTCCTTCTCAAATAAATTAATAAATGTTTCTAAGGTAGTTTTCTTCTCATTCCGAATAACCATATTATGTATCTCGCTCTCATTTGCTTGGTGGTGTAATACGTGTTTTGTGTGTTTATGCGGTTTATAGATGTTATTGGTGACTGACTCAAGTGCGTCGCATATTTCGGGTTTGGTGAGTTCTTCATACATTTTTTGTTTGCTTGTTAAAGGCAACTTATTTCCATTTTTATCATATTCTATTTTTCCTCCCGAAAATGTATCTTTGAACAAGGTAACAATATGATTTGGCACCGATTGACTCGTTTCTATTAATCTATCAAACTCTTCTTTACTTGCTTTTATTAATTGTGTTACGGGGGTGCGTTCAATCGGCGATTTCGCAAGTTCTATTTTAAGATTTCTATGAAATTTACCCCACGAGATTGAACTAATGCGATGCGATTCACACATTTCACTTATTTTTAAAAATTGTTGGATTGTTGTAATTATTCCGGCAACTATACTTATACTACCAATGCCCATGGTAAATACATTTACATATTCAGGCGGAATACGTTCTTGTGCAAAATTGGCAGTTCCGGTAAACGTGCTCATAATAATCACCGGTATGGTGAACCATCTATTTTTCCTTGCAAATTCTCTATGAGATTTTTCATGTAACCATTTATAACACGTTGCTTTATCGGCCCAATCAACTAAAATTTTTTCATGCTGGGGTGACCATTTAATTGGTAATGTTTGTTTTGTAATATCATAGATTGATGCAGTTGTATCATTATCATTATTGGTTTCATTATTGGTTTCATTATTGGTTTCATTATTATTTTCATTATTGGTTTCATTGTTATTACTTAGATAATTTACGCGTTGTTCCATTTTAATTATATATTATAGTAAATAAAAAATCAATCTAAAATATATAATAAGTGCAAATGGATAATACAACAAAGTCAACTAATACAAACGGTTTTATTAAAATAAAACAATTACGCAATTATTTAATGACTATATTTACCGAAATAGATACAAAAATAAACGCACTAACACATATTTATACTGATATGGTAAAAACACATATAGATAAAAATTATACACTAGGATTAGATTCTTTTTATTTTCAAAATAAACTGATTCAACTGGAATATGATAGTATGAAAACCATATTTAATTTTATTGATAATCGCGTTTATTGTGAGTACTATAAATTATTAAAAATGTTATACGAATTTATTAATAAGGAAATAAAAGATAAGGGTGCGGTAGAAAAATTATTAATAACGCATAAACATTACCCGGTGTATAAAGATTTGGAACCTACCAAACTATATGACTTTAATATCACAGCCGAAATTAATAATACAATAAATAATATTATTATAGGATTGAGACATTACACTGAAACAAAAAAAGAAGAGTTAAGTGAAAAGAAGAAACAATCCAAGATGGGTATTAATATAGATAGCATGATACACGAACAACAATACACTATAATAATTTTAGAAGAGAGAATACATATGTTTGAAAATTATTTAACTACTTTTGGAAACCATCATTCTAAATATTTCAGCAGATTAACCATAAAGGTAAAAATAATGTTAGGTGTCGTGAATGAAGATTTTCATTTGAAAAATAGTAAATCACTGCAATTAAAAAAAGGGGATAATAAAACCGCTTCACAGTCATTACTACATATATCACCTATCCAAAACTATGAAACTTCTGATTCCGAAACATCGTCAACTGGGTCAGGGTCAGGATACAACCGACCATCAATACCAACACCGTCGGCATCAATGAACGATGAAGAAGAAAACAATGTCCGTTTTTTAGTTGGGGATATGAATGAGAGTAAGGATATTGATATTCAAAGAGAGTTAAACATTATTCTTCAAAATATTCCACAAAATGAAGAAAGTGAACGATCTTCTAGCAGACGTCAAACAATTAAACGCAATAATAATACGATTATGGATATTTAATTAATGTTTGTTTTGATAACCCATAAAAATTCATTTACGTCCTTGTATTCACCGGTTCGCTTATAATTACTTAAGCCTTTTAATTTATTATACGTTTTATGGTTTATTGGTATTTTCATTACTTCACCAAATTGCTCTAGTAATTCGTCCAGTTCATTTAATGGTATTATGCCACAATTATTATAACTAATAATAATATATTTTGCATAGGTATTTTCCAATAATTCCATAAATGTTTTTTTTGCATGGGTTAAACTATTATAGTGTGATTTTACCCAATTTTTAGGTTGACCTCTATAGGTCGCTGGTATAGGTTCATTGACCTTCCAGTTATTTATAATATCTAACAAAAAATAATAAGTATGGTATGAATGTTTATTATAAGGTGGGTCATAATATACCACATCTAAGGGTTGTTTTTTATGTTTAAATAATTGTTGTTTTATACCTTTAATCCAACTGTTTGTATCCAATCTCTCTATGATTACTTTACTAGTTACTGTGTTGGTATTAAGAACTGGAAATTCAATGATTATGGGTTGGGTAATCCGTTTAAAATCAACTCCATTTTTTCCACCATACATACCAACATCGCCGTCTTTATCTTTATAAAATGCGCTAAATTGCCCATTCGTATTATTATGAATAGAACAACTCACAATTAATGGTGCCAATAGATAAGGTTTAACTCGTGGGTCAAGTGTGTTAATAAAATTCATATAATAATCTATTCTTCGCCCATTTTCGGTCGTGAAAAAAGCACGTTCGTTTGAATGCAACCCTTTAAAACCATCATCTTCGCTTGGTGACCAATACTTTGATATATACGATAGTTCGGAGAGTATACCGGCGGTTTGTTTCATTTGGTCATCCACATATGTATTAGCCTTTTTTATAGTGGCGTCAATAATTTCAAGTTCTTTTTTTGAAGGTGCCGATAAATAACACTGATTTAATGTTTCGCTGTAACCAGCCAAATCATTTACATAGAGTTCCGACGCATGATATGTAAATAATCGCGATACTATACCTGACCCACTAAAACCGTCGGCAATGGTTAATCTATCACGATTTAACTCTTTTTTTATTTCATTAATAACGTCGTTTATACAATGAATAATCTTTCGTTTATTGCCCATATACGTGATTATTTGTGTTTTTAAATAGGGTTCGTCTTTCACATTCATAATGGATGATATATGACTAGATGTAAAATTATAATGTTCATTATAACTTATAATAAACATTTTATGAAAAATAGCATTAGTATTAGCATTAGTATTAGCATTAATGAATAATTTACTTTAACAACCATTATTCAATGTAAATGTAATATTGGATACAACAATTTCATCATTATGAATAGTATTCACAATATCAGTTAAATCTACGGAAGAAGGCAAACCACTAACATCAATGTTGGTATCGGTATCCGTATCAGATAATTGTTCCACTTCCAGCTTAGATATGTCTTGTGATTTTGCCCTTTCTTCTCTCTCTTCTTGTTCTCTCTTCATTTTCATCATTGCTAGATTGGTTTCCATTGCAAATCCTTGGACGCTTGTAATGGTTAATTGCAAGTTCATAATAACTTCTTCAAGCATGTGAATTTTCTCTTCCATAGATTCTATTTGTTCAATATACTCTTTACTATAATCATCCGTTGACTCAACTACACTATTTTGTTGTGCTTGACCATTCATGTTCATATTTATAAGTTGGGTTACTTGTTCATCCATTCGGTTAAGACGCTGTTCGTGTATTTTTAATACTTGCGGTGTAGGCATTGGTCCTAATATTTTCATAGAAATGGGATCAACTAAGGCGTTTTCCATTGTAGGTATCGTAGATCTATTTTGCTGCTGTTGTTGGTTATTATTTTTAGGCGCACATGCGCCATTTACGGTTTTACAGTCAACGACCGCTGGTCTAACAGGGTCTGTTCTAGATCTACGATTTTTTGCGGCTGCGATTCCTGCTGCTCCACTCATAAATTATATAATAATTAAAAATATAATTTATCTAAATTATGCCCGCATTTCCATTTTTATATTTTCGTGTGAACTATAATTGGATAATTCAATATCGTCTAAAGAATAATCTTCCAGTTTTTCCTTGAGATTTTTTATTTTAATGGTTGGAAAAGGAAACGGCTTTCTTTGTATTTGTTTTTCTAAAACATCTAAATGGTCGTCATATATATGACAATTCCCTAAATGATAGTAAAAATCACTAGCAACTAATCCACAGTGATGTGCAATTAAATGCGTTAACAAACTATAGGAAGCAATATTAAAAGGCACACCTAAACCCACATCGCCACTTCGTTGATACATGCTACAACTTAATTTATTACCATCCGTTACATTAAATTGAACAAGAATATGACACGGTGGAAGTGCCATTTCATTTATTTGACACGGATTCCAAGCCGACATCACTAAACGCCTAGAGTTTCTGGTATGAACATTTTTTAAACAGTTAATAATATACTCTAATTGGTCATCGCCTTTACCGGTGTAATCATCATGACACGTTCCATACGGTGCATTAAAATGACGCCATTGATGTCCATAGACTGGTCCTAAATCATTTTCGGCTCGCTCATATAGTCCAATCTCATCTAAATAGTCACGGCTCGCATTTCCATTCCAAATACCGACATTTTGTTTTTGTAATAGCGCATTGTCAGTTTTTCCACTAATAAACCAAAACAATTCTTTTGCGCAAGTTTTCCAAGCAACCTTTTTTGTTGTTAAAATCGGTATTGTATTATTGGTTAAATCAAAATGCATCGCACTGCCTATCACTGTTTTAGCATTTCCATTACGACCATATTCCATTTTCCCTTCATCTAGTATGTCACGAATCAGATTGAGATATTGATATTCGTCGTGTTTATGCTGTTGGGTAGACCCATATTTATTTGCTTCAAGTGTTCGGCGTAACATTTATACAATTACATATAAAGATTTTTTTAATTTCTTTTTATAAAACATAATGAATTCTATAAGCGATAGTGTAAAATCAGTTCAAGACGAATCTATGGGGTTTTTCAATTATGTATTTAATTTTGATAATGAAAATAAAATGCGGGTTATGAATATGCTTCAATATACTCTTTTGGCCATTATTCCTATATTACTTATATTAAGAGGTATTAAGCATTTAATACCTGAAGAAGATGAATCAAAAGGTAGTTTTGAAATTTTAGCCGAAAGTATTGGGCAAGTCATTTTAATAATGTTATCAATTTGGATTACTAATAAAATAATTAATTATATCCCAACTTACAGTGGGGAAGATTATCCTAAATTTAATGAAATCAGCTTTGTATTGCCGTTTATATTAATATTAGCAACAATGCAAACTAAATTAGGCGCAAAGTTTAATATACTGATTGACCGAACAGTGAAGCTTATTACTGGTAAAAATGGAGTAGAAGGATTTAATGATAAGAATAAAAATCAAGGACAAGGGCAAGGGCAAGGTCAAGGACAAAATGTGGTTCGTGTTACTCAACCTCTTGGTGGTGGAGGAATGCATCAACCTAGTCAAGCCGATTATTTAGATAGAAATCAATTATTGCCGTCTAATCCGCAAATGTCTGCCATGCCTACACAACAACAACAAAATATACCTGATATGAACAGTATGTATCAGCAACCGTATAATGAACCCGTTGCAGCGAATGATGGTGCTTGGGGTAGTGCTTGGTAAGATGTAGTGGCTTGGTAAGATGTAGTGGCTTGGTAAAATGTAGTGGCTTGGTAAGGTAGTATTTATTTATAAAAAGAAAAATTTTTTTATAAGTAAAAGAGAAGTAAAAAAGAGTAAGTAAAAAAAAAGAATCGAAAAAGGCTAATAAGAAATAAAAAATTGAAAAGTATTTAAAGAAAAAATAAAAGGGTAACCCTGAGACCAAGAGCCTAAAACAAAATTGAAAGAATGGAGAAAGCGCAAATGCAAATGAAAAAGACGTTGACGAGTTACCGCGAGGAGGTGGTAAAAGAGTTGGCCGGTAAGTATGGGTTTGTGGAGGCGGAGGCGTTGGCGTATTTAAAGAGTAAAGAAGAAAAGGTAGAAGAGAAACGTGGACGACCGGTGAAGAAAGCGAAAACCCTGGTGACAAAAGAACAGGAGGTGGACGCGGTGGTAATGGAGATGCTGGCGGATCCCTTGGAAGCGGTGGCGGTGGCGGTGGCGGTGGCGGAGGCCTCTGAGGTGAAAGAAGCCGTAACCGAAAAGAAAGTGCGGGCGCCGAAGAAGAAGAAGGCGGATGCACCGGCGGAGGCCTCGGCGGAAACACAAGCGGCTGCTGCACCGGTGGTGGAAACAGCTGTAGTGAAAGAAGGAGCTACCGAAAAGAAAGTGCGGGCGCCAAAGAAGAAGAAGGCGGATGCACCTGTGGAGGCCTCGGCAGAAACACAAGCGGCTGCTGCACCGGTGGTGGAAATAGCTGAAGTGAAAGAAGCCGTAACCGAAAAGAAAGTGCGGGCGCCAAAGAAGAAGAAGGCGGATGCACCGGTGGAATCAGAGGCCTCCTCATCATCGGATGCAGAAGAAACCGCGAAGTCCGAAAAGAAAGTGCGGGTGCCAAAGAAGAAGAAGGCGGATGCACCAGCGGAGGCGAATGAAGTTGCCGCGAAACCAGCACCGGCACCGGAACCAGTAAAAGAAGCACCAAAGGAAACAGCCGTTGAAAACAAAACCCATGTGGGTGGCTTTCCGTTAAAGACGCAAACGCAAGAAAAGAAGAAACCCGCTGCACTTTTCGTAACAAAAGAAGCCACAAAAGAAGAAGTAATCAAAGAAGCAGCCGCCAAAGAAGCCGCCGCCAAAGAAGCAGCCGCCAAAGAAGCCGCCGCCAAAGAAGCAGCCGCCAAAGAAGCAGCCGCCGCCGCCGCCGCAACAAAAGAGGACGATGACGAAGGCGAAGATTACGAGGAATTTGAATTTGAAGGGAAAACGTATTTACGAACGACCGACAATGTCGTGTTTGACAAAGAAACCGAACGAGGGGTGGGACATTGGAACGAAGAGGAAAAGCAAATAGATTTTGAGGAAGAGAGTGAAGATGAAGAGGAAGAGGAAGAATGAATAAACGAATTTTAAAAAAAAACAGAGAGAATGAACTTATGAAAATAAGTTGATTTTTTTAATTTGTAATAAAGAAAAAAATGAGACCGATATCTGGTTATGTCACTCATTTCGGGTTTGAGGGAAAGTGGTTGGGAAGGCTAGTATATAAAGCGGATGCAGGAAGGCGGATGCAAAGGTGGGATGAACTAGTAGATGCAAGAGTATAATAAAGAAAGTATTTGAACTAAAATAAGTAATAAAATCTCTCTTAATAATAAATTCAAGGGGATCTAAAAAGAGAAGTAAACCACCAGAATAAACATCCGTTAGGGAAGGCGGATGCAAAGGCGGGATGAACTAGTAGATGCAAGAGTATATAATAAAGTATTTGAACTAAAAATAAGTAATAAAATCTCTCTTAATAATAAATTCAAGGACATGTAAAAAGGTGAATGGTAACCCAACCGAAGGTCATAATACATCCGTTCGTTGATGGGGGTGGGTATAGGAAGCCAAGCCAGGTTAGGTAAGCTCTATTTGTAAAGGTAAATAAAGAAGTAAGAGAGATCAAAAGGTAAGTATTTTTTTTACAACTCATTTCTGGTTTTGTCACTCATTTCCGGTTTGGGGGGTTATGCCAAGCTCGGGTGCCAAGCTCGGGCGCAAGATTTAAAGCAGGCGGAGGCGATGGGGGGCGGCGGATGCATAGATTGACGAGTATCATATAAAAAGTAGTTGAACGTATAAATAGGTAGAAAAGAATAATAAATCTCTCTTACTATTCTTTTCAAATCAGTCAATAGTATTAATCTTAACCAAGGCGCAAGGAGCAAGGAGCAACTAGAATAGAATAAGAAGAAACAGTGTTTAATAGTAAAAAAGAATCGAAATTAAAATAATAAATATAATATAAAAATACAAAATTGAAATGCTTTTTTAGTAACCACTAATAAGCAACCCCAAACAAACCAAGAAACCAAAATACAACATGCAACCCAACTACTATCATGTAAGAATTAATACTTCATGCATGAATCCAAGTGCCGACTGGCAATTATTGATGAATGATATGATAATAACAAATAAAGGTAAGTGGGATAAGGACCATAAAGGTAAAATGGTCGTTGGAGATTATCTTGGATTTATTATTGGAGAAAAAGGCGAAGAAGTTGTGCATATATTTAAAGTTTTAAAAGAATTGCCTTTAAATGAGCGCGAATCATGGTGGTCTGAAAAAGCATACACTGAAAATAACGGCGTAAATTCAACAAAACACCGTGTTCCAATTCTATTGACCAATCAACACGAATTCCCAAAAACGTGGGCATGGTCTGATATAAAAAAAAAAGTTGGTTTGTCTCCAAATTGTTCCACCTGGATGCCACGTGGAACACAGCGAGTTGCAAATAGCAATCTTCTGCCATTTGTGGTGGCTACCGCTGCTGCTGCTGCCGCCGACGACGATAGCTTCGACGAACAGTTCAACTACAACTGGCGTCCGCATGCCTTTACTTAAGCTTTAGTAATGCCGGCGCAGCCACCCAATAAATAAAGGCCTAGTCCCACCCAGGTAAGTTTTTTTCTCTCCCTCTTTATTTACCACTTTTTCAATTACTTTAGGTGTCTTTTTTTGTCACTCATTTCTGGTTTTCTCACTCATTTCCGGTTTGCGGCAAAGCTCGGCGCCCAGCTCGGGTGCCACCTTTAAAGCACGCGGAGGCGATGGGCGGAGGCACAGGGGCGCGTAGATTCGCGAGTATACCCAAAAAGCATTTGAAACGATGAATACAAATAACCCCCGTAAATCTCTCTTACTAATCAAAATGAACTCCTAACAAAAGAGTAATCTAATCCCAACCAAGGTCGGAATGACATCTCATTAATTCTAGAATATTATTTAATTTATAAATATAATATATACAATGGAAGATTCGGCTGCGCTTGATGATTTAAGCTTTGCATTTGAAAAGGCGGAAAATTTAGGTCAATCAAGCGATCAACGACATACACAGAGGTTAAACAGTATAGACAATCAAATGAGAAAGTTACAAGCGAATAGAGACAACTATGACAAGACGGACTATCAGACGAAATTAGCTGAGTTAAATGCGGCAAGAAGAAACGAAATTTCAACACACCGTGATAATACACAATCCAAGCGCGATGCTTTAAGAGCGGAAGAGAGATCAGCTTTGCACAATAGACAAACTGCAAGAGCTACGGCAAAAGCTGAAAGAGATGCTGCAAGAGCTGCAAAGAAAGGTGGTAAAAGAAGAACACACAAGAGACGCAAAACACGCAAAACACGCAAGACATACAAAGGACGCAAGACACACAAAAGACGCAAGACACACAAAAGACGCAACTAGAGTGCAAATGGTCGGTCATGAAAAAAACACTTTTTATTCATTTCTATGGTCTTACCAAACCATACACCCCTCTCTACACTTGGCATTGAATAACGAGGTCAGCGGGGTTAATTTCCCCTAACTCTATTTGTTCAATAAAATCCAAAATGGCCCTGGCACTTTCTATAATCGGATGTTCAAGCGGATACTCCAATGCTTCAATTGCTTTCTTCTTGGTATTTGCACAAAATTTATTGTGCGAATACAAAATCATTCTCCCGTCGGCGTATAAAAGTCGCTTGAAAATGAGGTGCCAGACATTAAGGCGCATAACTTGCTTTCCCTTAACGTTCTCATTCTCAAGAGACGCCATAATCTGTGTTACTTCTCTCACAACGGGATTTTGTGCTTCCATTTTTAGTTTTTCGTTTATCGTTTTATCGTTTTATCGTTTTTTCGTTTTATCGTTTGTCAGTTGGTTGGTGTTGCTCTAGAATACTTTCATCAAAAGTATTTCAATTTTAAATATTATATAAAGAAAATTATATAATTTTTTCGATTTTTTTGTCTTGGTATAAATCTCTCTTACTAATAAAAATCAAGTCGTAAGAAAGGATCAATCAATCAATCAATCTAAGGTTGCAAAAAACCACATCCGTTGTTCGGATTGCGATGTTTATGTTTATTTAACTTAACTGTAAAAAAATATAAATTAAAAAAGAGATTACATCTCTCTTCGTTTTTTTTTTCATTTTATTCCAAGAGGATAGACATCCTCTCACAAACACCCCCCCCGTGCCCTTTTTTGCTAAAGTTGGTCTTCCTTAATGTCGGCAAGAGCAATGCCGAAGTATTCTACCTGTTCTATAAAAACTCTCATTTGTTTGGCCGTTTCGATAATCGGATGTTGCGGATAACTCAATGCGTCGTGTGCTCGCCCCTTGATAGTGAAGCGCAAGCTACGATGCGAGTGAAGCATACATTTTCCATCATACTGTAACAGTCGGTTGAAAATCTCATTCCATTTGGTGAGACAGAGGGAATGGTCCTGTTTAACATTCGCATTTTCAAGACCCGTAATCATGTCGTGTATTTCTTTCGTTACACGTTCATGCTCATTCATGCGAACTGCAGACTGCGCTTCCATTGTTAGGTTTGTTTAAGTTGTGTTTTTTTGTGGTGGTGTGTCCGCAAAAAGTAATTCAATTTTAAATCGTATATGAATTTCTCTCTTATGTGTATTCCTCCTTTTCGATTTTTTTTGTGTGTTGTGTTTGTTTGTGTTTTTCTCTATACACCACACTCACTCTCAAAAAATTGAAATGCTTTGTTTTATAAGATACCAAACCAAAACCAAAACCAAAACCAGACAACATGCCTTGGAACTATCAATGCAACCAGCGCAGCGGCGCCAATAACCAAGAACGCAGTCAACGATATGTTTGTAACAAGGGAACGGCTTGCCATAGAAATCCACACAACCCCGCCATCTGCTATGATATGCTCAACTATTACATCCAACGTTCCTTTGATTGTCTTGAAATCGTGCTGGATCATTTATTCCACATGCACATTAAGAGCGATCCGAAATTTGAAGAGCACGAAATGGCCGCTTGGTTTGACTATATGTTGTCAACGTCAGTTCAGCGCTACCTGAACGCCTCACCCTGCAATGCCGCCATAACGTATTTTCGCCAAGAAATCAATTGTCTGCTTGGGTATTACGCGGAGCATCCGCCGACGAATAACAAATTTGCCTCCGATCTTGCGGAAATGAAAGTGTTATTGAATGTAGAACCCGGCACGTTAGACGCCGAACCGCGAACCCTGAGTGACAAATCTAGCGACATTCTTTACCCCTTCACTTCCTACCCGATTGGCGATCAGGAATACACACTTTATGCTTACGATGAACTCGGCGAACCGTGTGAAAATGCAATTGAGGAAAAAACGTGCTACTATCACGTGATGCTTGCGGCAACGGTCTGGGACAGTTACCTAGACGAAGCCGTAGCCGAAGACGTAGACGTAGCCGAAGACGACCACGTAGCCGAAGATGCATCCTTATTTTGAAAAAATTAAAAAAATATAAAAAAAATAAAGGCGAATAGCCCACCACAGGTAAGTTTTTTTCCCTTGCAGTCACCACAAAAACCATTGCCAAAAAATTGAATTACTTTTTTAACAATAAACCATCTGCAACCCAAACCGAACAACATGTTTACTCGCAGTCAAGCAAAAATCTACAAGCAGCAACAGCAGCAGCAAGCACAGCAGCAGCAAGCGCAGCAGCAGCAAGCGCAGCAGCAGCAGCAGCAGCAAGCACAGCAGCAGCAAGCACAGCATCAGCAAGCACAGCAAAAAGTGAAACAAACGAGTGATATTATCAAGAACCATTTGAATGTTCTTAATCATCATAGTTGCTTATGCACTTCAGTTAGAATTGGAAAAATAAATGAACTGTATGACTATATGTTGAAAGACGAAACAAAACAAACGCTCCTTCTTCCACGATTTTCCAGCTTCCGCGTGTCTTTGCTAAAAAAAACAAACGAGTTGATGACGGAACTTTTAGTGAAACTACAAAAAGAAAAAAGTGTGGAAAGACAGACGACAAACCTAGAATTATTTGACAATTTAAATGCAATGACCCGCTTTTTGCAAGAGCAAGTGCAGAAGCAGCAGCAGCAAGAGCAGTATCATCAGCAGCAGCAGCAAGAGCATGAGCAACAGCAGCAGCAGCAACAGCATGAGCAGCAGCAACAGCAGCAAGAGCATGAGCAGCAGCAACAGCAGCAAGAGCATGAGCAGCAGCAACAGCAGCAAGAGCAAGAGCAGCAGCAACAACAACCGTGCCCCCCTGCCTCTGCCAGATCGCCAAGAAAAAAAGTTAGCACGCAAGTGTTGCTGCGTCGGTCAGCGCGTTTGATGGCCAAATACGCATAAAGCACCCTACCCTACTGATCCTTCTTACACGTATGTTACGCTTGCTTTTGGACTAAACAATAAACAATAAACAATAAACAATAAACAAAAAAAACAGAAAGGAATAACACTCCTTTTTTTCATTGTTTAAATTAAAAAACTCAATTAACTATATAACAAATAAATGCTAAGTATACTAAAAAATAAGAATATTCAAAAAAACAAAAATTATTATTTACTCTGCATAGCTCCGCTCTTTTTAATATTTACCTATGGACAATATCGGTGTTCACACAAAAACTTTAAAGACCCATTGGAAACAAAATTAGGCATACCTGGCTTGGATGGCTGGTCTTTGTCTCATATCATGTTTTTTATGTTAATGGGTTATGTATTTCCCACTACTTTTGTTCAAACCATGACAATGGGATTTTTATGGGAACTGTTTGAACATGTGTATGGCAAACATCGTCCAGGCTGGTTAGGCGGGTATGGTGGAGCGTGCAATAATATGGCAACGGACCGTGAAGATGGAAACTGGTGGTATGGGAAATGGAGCGATATTGTTTGTAATGCACTTGGCTTTCTAATGGGGAGTTACCTTGCTACGATGAAGTAAAAAAAATAAAAATAAAAAAAAAAATAAAAATAAAAATAAAAAAAATGATTTACTTTTTAACTAAAACACACCGAAACAACAACACACAAAACAAAAATAATTAATCCGGAAGAAGCA